GTATCATTAAAGTTATCATCTGACGAAACTGAAACATCTTATCAATTAGCAGACTTAGGAGTTATTCCACCTGTGCCAGATTTGAAAGCAATGCCTGACTTTGGTATTTCAATTGAAATGGCATCTAATATGATTGACAAATTTATTAAAGCAAAAGGTGCATTGAGTGATGTAGATACTTTCACAATTTTTACCGAAGGTGGTGATTTGAAGATGGCAATTGGTTATTCTTCCATTTCTACAAACCGAGTTACATTTACTGCACAAAAAGATTATGCAGAAACGGTAAAACCAATTTCCTTCTCAGCAAAGTATTTGAAAGAAATTTTAACGGCAAACAAAGAAGCAACATCAGCAAAATTAAAAGTTTCAACTGACGGATTATCAAATGTTGAATTTAGTATTGATGATTTTGTATGTAAATATTATTTAGTAGAAATTTCAAATTAATAAAAATGAGTGAACAATTAGAATTATTCCCAACAGAAGTTGGTTATGAATTATCCCCACAAGAAGAAGTAAATATTCCAGAAGCACAACCAATTAAAGACGCAGAATGGTGTTTTCAATTTTTTAACAATGAACCAATTGTATTTGCATGGTCAAACGAAGGTGAAGAACCCGCTCCTTTGACTTTACAATTAGAACCAAATCAAGGTGAAGGATTAAATTTTCAACAAAACGGAATGACTTTTAGAGTATTCCCAAGAGAAATTAGTGAAGAAACAAAACAACAAAGAGCAGAACAAAATGCAAGTAAAAATAAAGAAGCTTAGTCCAGAAGCAGTAATACCAACATATGCAAAAGATGGTGATGCCGGTATGGATTTAGTTATCACCAACATTAAAGGTGAAAACAAATACGATATCACTTATGGATTTGGTATATCGATGGAAATACCCGAAGGATTTATGGGACTTGTTTTTCCTCGTTCATCTATTCGTAAAACCGATTTAATTCTTACTAATTCTATCGGAGTTATAGATAGTGGATATAGAGGTGAAATCCAAGCAACATTTAAAAGAACAGGTTTAAATAAATACGAAATTGGAGATAGAGGTGCACAACTCATTATCATACCACATCCAACAATTGAATTTCAAGAAGTAGAAGAATTAACAAACACCGAAAGAGGCGAAGGCGGCTTCGGGTCAACTGGAAAATAATATGAGTTTTTTCGCAAACGATATAAACAAAAGAGAACATAGTTTGTGGGTGGAGAAATACCGTCCACAAACTCTTGCTGACTATGTTGGTAATGAGACCATCAAAGAAACGATTCAGCAATATTTAGATGCAAACGACATACCACATTTATTGTTGTATGGAAAAGCGGGTACGGGTAAGACCACACTTGCTAAACTAATCGTAAACACAATCAAATGTGACTTTATGATTATCAACGCATCGGATGAAAACAATGTGGATACTGTAAGAACAAAAGTAAAGAATTTCGCATCATCGGTTGGGTTTGCAGGTTTCAAAGTAATCATCTTAGATGAGTTTGATTATATGACACCGGGAGCACAAGCGATTTTGAGAAACTTAATGGAAACATTCAGTAAGCATTGTAGATTTATCTTAACCTGTAACTATATTGAGAAAATCATTGACCCTATCCAAAGTAGATGTCAATCTTTCGCAATCACTCCTCCGACTAAAAAGGATGTAGCAGTTCAGGTAGCAAAGATATTGGATGCTGAAAAGATTAAGTTTGAACCAAAGAATATGGCAGATGTGATTAATTCATATTACCCAGATATTAGAAGGATACTTAATACTTGTCAATTACAATCTGCAAAGGGAGAATTGAAAGTAGACCATAGAGTAATGGTTGAAGCAAACTTTGCAACTAAACTTATTGACTTATTAAAAGAAAGTGACGATAAGAGAAATATGTTTATGAAAATTAGACAGGCGGTAGCAGATAATAGATTAAACGACTATTCAGAAATGTATACGATGTTATACGACAAAGTAGATGAATACGCAACAGGAAATGTAGCAAATGTGATTTTAACTATTGCAGATGGTCTTTCAAAGGACGCATTAGTAGTAGATAAAGAAATCGTATTTATGTCTACAATTATACAAATATTAAACATAATAAAATAATGGAACAACAACAATTACCGCCGAATTTTAATTTAAATGACGCAAGAGATATGGATTGTGAATGTGGTGGAAAGATTTTCTTACCAGCATATAGATTCAAAAAAATTAGTAGATTATTAACAGGTGCACCAAAGGATTCGGTTATGCCGATTGAATTGTATGTATGTGCAACATGTGGTAAACCTCTAAATGAATTACTTCCACAAGAATTACAAGAAACAACAATTGTAAAATAATGGCACAAAAGTTATTTGACCACATTAATGCAATAACTACTATTCAAGACCCAAAGTATTTTGATAAACTTTCAGAAGAAGATTTGAAAACTTGGAGTAATTTTATGATTAATAGATTTCTTTCAATGAAGCCTGAATGGGTTGAATTGATTGCATCCATCTTACCCCTAACACAAACTTTACAACCAAAAGAAATGTATAGTTTGTATATTAATGTTATTCCAAAAGGTAAATACTTTTTGAAATATATTAAAGGAAAATCCGAAGATAAATACGAACAATTTATAGTAGACCTTTTAAAGAAAGAATACGATTGTTCGGAAAATCAAGCAATTGAATATTTAGAAGTTCTTTATTCTACACGAGAAGGTAGAGAATATGTGAAATATGTTTGTGAAAAATATGGTATAGATAAAAAACAAATAACTAAATTGAAATTAAAAATATAATATTTATAAAAAACAATTTATGAATAGCACCTTCGAAACAGCAAAAGAACATTTCTTAGAACATGGATATTGTAATGCTTCTTTAAAAGACATTGATTTGGATTTTTATAATTATTTAGAAGCTAATTTTCTTTGTGACGAAAACAACAATTTACAAGATAGATTTCATAGATTAAGATTTGATTCAGAAGTTTTTAAAACGACATATATTAGTCCAACGGAAACATATGAAGATTGTGTTCTTAAAAAAGAAGAATTTTTAAAGTCATATAAAGATGGTCAAATTACCCAATGCTGGTACATCAGTTATGGAATTGACCAAAATGATGAACGTGCTATAATTTCAAAAGGTATTTATAATATTTGTAAATATTTTTATGATTTAACTGAAAATGATTTATTAGATAATAGTGAAGCACAATTATCATATTATGATAAAGGATGTTTTTTCAAAGAGCATCGTGATGCTGCTAGTATAAATTTGTGTTCTATTATCATTTACTTAAATAAAAATTACAATAAAGAAAACGGCGGCCTTTTATTGTTAAATGGTGAAGAAATTATCCCAGAATTTGGTAATATAGGATTTATGGACTTGTCAAAGCATGATATTAAACATGGGGTAACCGAAGTTATTGGTGGCCCAGGAAGATATGCAATTTTAGCCTTCCCGAAATTAAAAACTACAATATAATTTGGTAAATTCAATAATTTGTCTTATATTAGACTTATTATGGCAAGAGTATCATTTTCACAATATAGTATGTGGCACAACTGTCCACAACAATACAAATTAGCATACATAGATAAGTTAGGAGAAAATTCCTCTAACATTCATTCAATCTTTGGAACTGCAATGCATGAGACACTTCAAAACTATTTGGAGAAATGTTTGAGAATATCAAAGTCACAAGCTGACAAGATGATTGATTTACAAGAGTATCTAAAAGAAAGAATGAGAGATGCATATCTTAAAGAAACCGAAGGGGAAATAGGAAATACTACAATATGCACCAAAGAAGAAATGGTAGAGTTTTTAGAAGATGGAAATGTCTTATTAGATTGGTTCCAGAAACCGAAAAACTTTAACAAATTCTTTTCGTTAAAACACGATGAGTTGGTAGCAATTGAACAACCTATAAACACAAAGATTTCAGAGAATGTAAACTTTATGGGTTTCATAGATTTGATTATAAGAGATACATTTACGGGTAGATATAGAATCATTGACTTTAA